TCAATTCAGTCCAATGAGCATGTTGTTGCCTTTGCTAAGAAGCACCGTAGACCATTCAATGACACTTCTCCTGATGATATTAAATATCTTCTGTTTACTCAGATGGGAATTGTTTCAGAAAAAGAAACAGAAAGTGGCGCTGCGGCTGTAGATGCTGAAGTTCTAAAAGAATTAGATATTCCAGTTACAAACTACATCCTCGATCTTCGTAAGTATCTGAAGCTCAGGGACACGTACATAGGACAATACAAACGTGAAGTTGTTGATGGAAAGATTCATCCGTTCTTCTATCTGACAAAAGTAATTTCTTTACGTTCCAGTTCTGCTGAACCGAATATGCAGAACACTCCGAAGCGGGATGAAGAATCAAAGAAACTCATTCGTAGGGGTATTATTCCGCAGTACGATTACTTAGCAGAGATTGACTTCTCCGGTATGGAAGTTTCAACGTCCGCAACGTACCATAAAGATCCTAACTTCATAAAATATCTCACTACTGGTGCGGATATGCACAGGGATAACGGTGCTGATATTTGGCAGCTGCCCGGTGAAGAAATTACAGGAATGATTCGTTTCTTTGTTAAGAACGGTTGGACATTCCCTCAGTTCTACGGTGACTGGTATGGTTCTTGCTCAAAAGAACTTTGGAAGTCTTCAATCGATCTGAAAATCACTTCAGGCATAACTTTAAAAGAACATCTCAGAGAGATTGGAATAACGAGAGTCGAGGAATTTACAGAGCATTGCAAATCTGCTGAAGATATTATGTGGAACAAGCGTTTCAAAGTCTACTCTAAATGGAAGAAGGACATTAATGCTTTCTACATTAAACATGGTTATGTTGAAACTCATTTTGGTTTTCGTTTTACTGACTACATGGATCGTAAGCAGGTCGCTAACTATCCTATCCAAGGATGTCTACAAGGACATTGTAGAGTATTAACATCCGCTGGTTGGAAAAGAATAGATACTCTTGTAGAAAAAACTGTGGACGTTTGGACTGGTTTTGCTTGGAAGCCTGCAGTCGGTATAAATCGAGGAAGGTGTCAAATAGCACAAGTACAATTAGATTCTGGTCTTTATTTAGATTGTGATACCCGACATGAATTTAAAAACGAGAAAAACGAATGGATAAAATTTAAAGATTTAAAAATTGGAGATTATGTTGCCCTCCCATTACCAATGGAACAGCTAGAGTACACATATAAAATGAATTGGGAGTTTCTACTTGGATTTATTGTTGGTGACGGTTGGTTCGGAGCTAAAAAAATTACAGAAAATCATACTAGATGGAGCTTAGATATTTCCGGAGGGTCGATTAAAATTCCAATACTAGAGGATATTAAAAATTTCCTTTCTCCTTTTCATTGTAAGGGGTTTACAATCCCCAAAATAAGACAAACTAAATCCAATTGCTGGGTGTTGTCCGTGGAAGGTACAGTATTTGGGGCAAAATTAGAATCTTTCGGGTACTCCGCAAACAAAACAGCGCATACAAAATTAATACCTTCTTTTATTTGGGAAGGAACAAAAAAACAACAACGTGATTTTATGGAAGGTCTTTGGTTATCCGATGGAGACAGAAAAAATAAAAGTCTCCATATGTGCAATCAAGCTTTGTTAGAAGAAGTGCAAATTTTATTATTTGGCTTAGGGTTTGATTCAGCAATCCGACAAACAAAAGATGGTTGGAAATTAACCCCTAGAAATATTCTACATAAAACGCATTCAAGTAGAGTATACCCCAAAACAACTTTAGAAATGCTGTTTACTGGAAGAGAAATTGCATATAACAAATCAGATACCACAACCACTACCGACAGGAGGGCCTTAGCTTCAAATAAAGATTGTAGTCAAAAAATAGCGGAGCGAATTTTATCCCGAATCCCCGGGGAGCCTGAAATTTATCGGTATGATAAAGTAACAAATATATTGGTGCATGAGGGTGAGATTGAAGAGACGTACACAATGTCCGTCGATGATGATCTCCACCAATTCGTTGCCGACGGCATTATTTGTAAAAATACTGCGTTTCACCTACTACTTGTTTGCCTCAATCTGTTAACGAAGCGCAAGAAGCAGTATGGGTGGAAGTCAAACATAGTAGGGCAAGTTCATGATAGTGGTATACTCGACCTTGTTCACGAGGAGAAAGATCAGATTCTATCTGAGTTTAAACACATTGCAGAAGTAGAACTCGCGCAAATGTTCCCTTGGATTAATGTGCCTTATCGTATTGATATTGAATGTTCTGAACGCCACGGCACGTTTGCTGACTTGTCGGAACTTCATTTAGAAAATGGAATCTTTATTAAATAGGAGGATGTAATGAATGGAGATGCAGCGAACATGCATTTGGCTAGTGCAGTAGGCGCACTACATTGTATCAATCAAGAACAAATAAAAGGGCATTCCCGCATTGCTAGACTTTCGGAACAACTCGCAATCGAATTGTTAAAAGATGTTGGAGCAAGAATTCCGCGTGTTAGCTCGTTGATGATTGCTTCTGGAGAAAAGATTTTCCCAGCTATCTCTAAACTATGTGAGGAATTATCGGAGGAAGCGAAAGTAAAAGAATACATTATATGGTTAAATCTGGTTGCTTTTAATATGGACGAACTTCCTATATTTCCAAAGCATTCAAGAAAACTTAACCATTTAATCAATTGCTTCATTGGTGAGGATGTTCTTGCTTATGACAACGTGCGTATTGCCCACAGAGTGTGGCAACGATTAGAAACTGAAATTCTTATAGATAAGGCGGAAAACAATGTCTGAACCACTACACATTTTATATCGACCACGCGATCTTAACGAAATTGCAGGCAACAAAGGGGCTGTCACTGCGCTGAAGGGTTTTCTTGAAAGAGACCTGAAAGACATGCCACACTCCTGGTTATTCTCCGGTCCTAGTGGCTGCGGGAAAACAACGCTTGCTAGGATCATTGCTAAAGAGCTTGGCTGCGGTGACATGGATTTTCATGAGTTCAATTCTAGTTCGATGCGCGGCATTGATACGATACGGGACATTGAACAGAAGTGCCGCCTTGCTCCTATGTCTGGGCCTGTCAAAGTTTACTTGTTGGATGAGATTCACATGCTCACTCCAGCAGCACAAGAAGCGTCATTGAAGATACTTGAGGACGCTCCGAAGAATGTCTTTTTCTTTCTCGCAACAACGAACCCAGAGAAATTAAAGAAAGCAATGCGTACACGCTGTACCGATGTTACCGTCAAGCCCCTTAACTCAAAAGAGACTGTCGTTTTATTAAAAGAGATTTGCGAAGCTGAAGAAAAAAAGATCGACTCCTCAGTGTTGAAAAAGATTGCAATGTCTTGTGATGGTTCCCCGCGTGAAGCAGTGAAGATGCTGGATATGGTCTTCGATGTTACTGATACTGAGTTGGCTTTAGAAGTCATAGAAAATACCCACGTATCAGAAGCAACCGTCATTGAGTTATGTAGGGCACTCAACAAAGGGGAAGCTTGGAAAAACATAGCAGCGATCCTGGGTAATATCGAAGCGGAACCGGAATCTATTCGTAGGGCTATCTTAACCTATTTCTCGAAAGTTCTACTTGGGCAGGACAGTGTCCACGTAGCAGAGATACTGGAACAGTTTGAATCGAACTATTTTGACTCAGGGAAAGCTGGTTTAATTCTTTCTTGTTTTGCTGTCACTCAATTGTAATTTTTCACTTGCTATCTAAAATAGGTAGCTATATGATATACACATGCGTTAACAATTATCCTTTAGAAAGGGCTCGGTTATGCATAAAGAAGAAATTGATTACGATGCCGATATGGAGTTGGACAAGCACAGTTTAGATCATGAATGGCTCCGTCAATCATCCCTCTATTTAAAATACTCCATACTATATGCTGATCTTGCTTCTTTCCGTGATGAAGCAAAAGAAGAACTTGCAAAGGTCGATGCCTTAATTGATCTCGAAGTCCGTTCTGATTGGGAAGACTTCGGATTTGAAGTCAAGCCCACAGAGCCAGCAATCAAAGCAGCAATCCTACAAGATGATCGCCACATCAAAGCATCAAAAGATTACATTTTCTCCCTGAGAGAAGTAAACATTGCACAAGGTGCAAGGACTGCTTTAGATCATAAGAAGGCTGCTTTAGAAAGACTGTCCAGTTTATTCTTAGCCGGTTACTGGGCGGACCCGAAGATAACAAAAGAAGCACAAGACGGCTACTCTGAAAATGTCCAAGAAGCGCATAGGTCGCATTTAGGACGCAACGAAAGGATTAAGTAATGGCAAAGAAATCTCGTTTCCGCAGCAAAGAGGGTTCAGCGAAAGATGACATTCTGAATCGCACAGAGGAATCAGTCAAGCGTCAAGGTGGTTCCGGTAAGTGGGCAGACTTTCTTGTTCCTGATTTTAAAGGTGACAAGTTTGTTGCAAAAGAGGGTGATCATTTAATTGATATTATCCCTTACCTTGCTGGTGAAAACGATCCGAAACTTAAAGAGGGTGATCGTTCTTACATGGTCGATGTCTACGTTCACCAGAAAGTGGGAGTGAATGAAGATTCCGTTATATGCCCGTCGTCTAACTACCGTGGTAAACAGTGCCCTATTTGTGAGTATCAAGCGAAGATGCAGCAATCGAAACAGTTTTCGGATGATGATCTCAAAGCTCTCAAACCTAAGCGGCGGGTACTTTACAATGTTATCTGCTACGACAGTCCAGAACAAGAGTCTAAAGGGGTTCAAGTTTGGGAGGCATCTTATCATCTTACCGAGAATGAGATCCTTTCTATTGCTCGTAACCGTCGCGGGGGCGGTCATGTTCCTTTCGCTGATCCTGATGAAGGCAAATCAATCGACTTCTATCGGGAAGGCGTCGGAGCCGCCACACGCTATAAAGGCTACAAGTTCGTTGACCGTGAAGAAGTAATTTCTGATGACGATTTGGATGCGGCCTATTGTTTAGATGAGTTGCTGGATATTAAATCTTACGAGGACATTGATGAAATGTTCAAGCCTACTGCTCCTCCAATTCCTGGGGAAGAACACGAGGAAGAGGATCAAGGGCAAGAAGATGAAAAGCAGGAGAAAGATTACGACAATGGGCGCAAAGGTTCAAAGCGCCGTCGTGAAGTGAAAGAGAAAGATGCTGAGGAAGGCATGGGGAAAATTGACCCCGAAGATTCTGGTCCGGAAGATAAGAAAGAAGAAAAAGAAGAAGAAAAACCAGCTTCAGGCATTGCACGTAGACGCCGTCGCTAAGATTCATAGCTGCGGAGAATTGCTCTCCGCAGCTTCTACTATTCAATTCGATACATTCACTGTGTTTTAAAAAATAATCGATCACCGCTCAAATCTCGCAGCGGAATCGCTATCTATATGAGGTACTCATGGGCCTACAACGCAGATCAAAAGAAGAATCGCAAGATGCCACAAGAAAGATTGAAAAAGCTAAACCTAAAACTGAGGATGCTTACGTATCGATTGATAAGGATACTTTGCTTATTTCTACTGGGTCTACTCTGCTGGACCTCGCTATTTCCGGCGGGAGGGTTCGTGGCGGTGGTATACCAGGGGGAATCATGGTTGAGATTTTTGGACCTTCTGGATCTGGGAAGTGTGTTATTGGGGAAACAAATACAATAACAAATAGAAAACTTTGTGAAATAAAAGAACACTCGAACGGAATTTCTGGATTCGGAGAAAAAGAAATAATGACCGTTTCCGATTCAGGGGAAGAAAAAACCTCACATTTCTACGAAGAGGAAGCAGACACGCTTGTAAAAATAAAGAATTATTTAGGGATGGAATTAACGGGTACGCCGGAACACCCAATTCTTTGCTGGGAAAATAATAAAATAAAATTCAAAACCTTAGGGTCTATACAAGAAGGTGATTTAACTTGTATCCCGAGGGAGCTAAATAATTTCCCAAAATATAATCAAGCATTAAATTTTGTAGATATAACGAAACAACTTCCTTCAACCAAGCATGTCGAAAACGTACCAAAACAAATGGACAAAGAGCTATCCAGGCTTTTAGGCTATCTAGTTGCTAATGGTTGTAGGCGTGGCGAGAGTATTAGTATGTCCTCAAAAAATGAGGAAATTAGGAAAGACGTTATTAATATCTGTACCTCTTTACGTGTGAAATGTGGAAAATTAGAAAAAGAAAAAGATTTTTATGTAGGGCGCACCGCATTTTGTAGGTTTATAGATTATTTATATGGAAAGGATTTTCCAAAATCAAGGGGAAAAGAAGTACCAGAAAAAGTTCTTAGCTCCTCAAGAGAATGCCAAAGACAATTTTTATTATCCCTGTTTGACTGTGATTCTTGGTGTGATGAAGTTGCCGTTTTCGAGTATTATACCGCAAGTAAAAAATTAGCAGAACAAGTGCAAATAATGTTACAAAATTTTGGCATTCTGACAATACATGGTTATAAATATTTAGAGAAATATGACCACACGTACCACACATTAACAGTGCCTGGTTTTTTGTTTAAAAAGTTTGCTGAATTATTTAATGACTCAATTAAATACAATATGCGCCCAAAAGAACGATACTGGACAGCAAATCAACTGCCAATAAAAGATACTTTACGCGATTTAGTTGAAGATATCAGAGAAGAATTAAGCGTCGGTTCTAATGGCATTTATAGTGTTGTAGGAGAAAGTAAGCGTTTCCAATTACTAAAAGGCGTACCTGATTATTTCAGTAAAAGTAAAAACAATTACCCTGCAGAGCACGTACCAAAGATTTTAGAAAACCTAAAAGAGTTGCCACAACAGGGTTCCGTACTTTTGTTAAAAAAGGTATTGGAAAGTTTAGTTCCTTTCTATTTAGCAAAAGTTGTTTTTAAGGCGTGGATTAAGGAACCCACTATGGTTTATGATTTTACAATCCCAAAAACGCATAAATTTTTTACTAATGGATACATTTCTCACAACACCGCTCTAGTAACTGAAGTCGCTGGTGCCGCGCAAGATAAAGGCGGTGACGTTTTCTTTGTTGATCCAGAAGCCCGTATTGATAAAGAGTACAGCAAAATATATGGGTTCGAAATGACGAAGGAGAATTATGCTAGACCAGACACCGTCACAGAGACTTTCCAACTCATTGAAGAATGGGCTCCTGCTAACGAAAAAGCCATCAATGTCTTCGCTGCTGATTCAATCGCTGCGCTTTCAACGAACATGGAAATGTCTGTTGATGGGGACAAGCGTGGTCAACGAAAGGCTAAGGAGCTTTCAGAAGGCTGTCGCAAAACTGCGAGACTCATTGCCCACAATAACAAACTGATACTTTTCACGAATCAAGAAAGGGATGGCGAATTTGGGAAAACTACACCAGGTGGTCACGCTATTCCTTACCATTGTTCTCTGCGTTTACGGGTCATTCGAAAAGGACGTATTGAAAAGAAAAAGAAAATCACTAGTGGTGTTGAGGTTAAGAAAACGATTGGAATTGAATCGGAAGTCTTAGTCAAGAAGTCCACGGTTGATGACGAATACAGAACAGCCCCCCTTTACATTATCTTCGGTGTAGGCATTGACGATGTTCGCGCCAATCTTCAGTACGTTAAAGACATGATGAAGAAAACAAAATACCAGTGTGTAGATCAGGAGTGGGCTACGATGGACAAAGCAATAGCTTACATTGAAGAAAATGATCTTGAACCGCAATTACGTGAAATGGTGATAGACATCTGGGAAGAAGTTGAAGCGAAATTTCACATGGATCGCAAAGCGAAGAAGAGGTTTTGATGGAATTCTATACGAATGAAAAACAAACCGGAGAAACAGGGCTCTTTATGACCAAAAAGAGAGCAAAGTTTTGATGGAAACGATAGAACTCGCCGCAGCAACAAACAAGCGCAAGCCGACGTACAAGAAAATACTTGCGGACTTTAATAAATATTTCTGCTGCTTTTAAAAAACCCCCGACACCCCAGGAGGTGTTTGAGTGTCGGGGTAAGTCTAACCACTGCTGTGTAATAACACATAATTAGGAGAGTGCGCTATGGAAAAAGACCAAATCGAAATTACTGTTACTATGTCAAAGACAATTCAGGAAAAACAATTTGAGCCATTAGTTCTTTCTCTATCCGCAAAGATGATGACAAACAATGAAAATGTGGATGAGGACCTTGTTGCCGGATTCGAATTGATAGAAGAAATGATCACCGAGAAATTCGCAGCAAGAGGGATTAAGTGGTGAGTGATTTACTCAACAAGCCAAAAGTGATTCTGATTGATGGCGGTTGTGTTGGTGCAAGGGCTGTGTTCACAGTTGGTCAACTGTCTTTCAATGAAATACCGACAGGTGTTATCTATGGCTTTCTGAAAGAGATTCAACGAGTCGCAGAGGAATATAAGACAAACGATTTCATGTACTTTTGGGACTCTAAAAAATCGCACAGAAAGAAACTCTTTCCTGATTACAAAGTGAAGCGTTCAGACAATCGAACTAAGAAGGAAATTGAGACTTGGAAGATTGCTCACGAACAGTACGACGAATTACGTGAGGAAATACTTCCCTACTTTGGATGGACAAATCAATTTCTTGAAGACGGCTATGAAGCAGATGATCTATTGCATCAAGCAGCCGTACAGCTTAGTGATAAGCACGATGTAATTATGGTTACTTCCGATCAGGATATGTACCAGAGTTTAGATTACTGCACGATCTATAATCCATCAACTCGCAAAGAATATGATCGTTTGGATTTATTGAATCAGTGGGGTGTAGCTCCAGACGAATGGGGCAAAGTCAAAACGCTTGCTGGTTGTAAGTCGGATGAGGTTCCTGGAGTTCCCGGAGTCGGTGAGAAAACAGCAATAAAATTTCTACGATCCGAATTGAAACGAACGACTAAAGTTTATAATGTGATCATGTCCGATATAGGCAGGGAAGCTACTCGTAGGAACAAGCCGCTTGTTGTTCTTCCTTTCGAGAATACTCCAGAATTGGAATTCTATGAAAATGAATTTGACTTTGAGGCGTTCGTTGAAACTTGTGACAAATTGGGAATGGCATCCTTGATGGGTCATTATTCTCAACAGCAATGGAGGATCATGTTAAATGGTGCCGAACCTAATTGTTATTGATCCTGATCTAGTTCACGGGGATGGTACTCCTGTTAGTGGGGCACAGATATTTGCAACGTGCATCAAAGTTCATCCTTCTGAAGTAGATAAAGTACACGCTGGTTTAGTTGGTATGTTTGGCGATCTGTTCACTGTAATTGAAATGAAAGACATGAAAGGAAGGGAACCAAGTGAACTTAATTAGGAGACAAAAAGATAATTACCTTGGACTTGATCTATCTCTGACTGGTACTGGTGTAGTTGTTCTTAATGCAGAGGATAGGGTCGAATACGCAGCGACTTTGAAAAGCAAACTCAAAGGGATGGAACGCTTGCTATTCATTCGCAATATCGTTGAGGACACTATTATTAAATGGAATCCCAAGCTTATCTGTGTTGAAGGGTATTCCATGGGGAGTAGCGCAGGGCAAGCGTTCTCTATTGGTGAGCTTGGCGGCGTTATTAAATTACTGCTCCACGAAATGCAGCACTACCCATATTTAATTCCCCCTACAAGATTAAAGAAATTTATCACTGGCGGCGGTAAAGCTGAAAAAGATATGATCATGATGAAAGTCTTTCAACGCTGGGGATGGGAAGCAGGGGATAACAATCAGAGCGACAGTTACGGTTTAGCCAAGATAGCACAAGCTTTAGGCGGGGCTATGGGTGTGCTTAATAAAGCGCAGCAAGAAGTTATCCAGGATATCTTGCATCCTCCAGAGAAGAAAGGGAAAAAGAAATGAACTTTATAGAAATCCTAGATTGCTTGGACGATCTCACGGACTCACCAGGAACGATTGCAAAGCAACAACTACTCCGTGGGTTCATGAAAGATGACACTTTTCGGAAGGTTCTGTTTTACGCTCTAGATCCTAAGATCAGTTTCAAAGTTTCAAAGCTACCAGAAGTTAGATCAAGCATCTTTGAATCAAACGTGCGTCCAATGGGGGCAAGAGAAATCTTCTCCGCTTTGAAAACATTCTCCGTTCAATCCGGTGTGTCTGATACACAAAAAATGGAACTCGCTGCAGGGGTAATTACTGTGCGCGGGGCTACTGAAGTGGTGAATCGTATCTTGAAAAAGGATTTACGGTGTGGCGTGCAAGCGGCGCTAGTAAACAAAGTGGAACCCGGATTCATAGAAGTGTGGCCATACATGCGCTGCCGTTCTTTCTCTGAAAAGAACATGAAGAATATTGAGTATCCGGCTATAGCGCAATTGAAAGCTGACGGCACCCACATTGACATCGTTTGCAATGCAGGACAAATCTCTTTTCATTCCCGCATTGGTAATCAGTACGATTTTCTTGGACACTTATTTGGGGATGCTTATAATTTATTCCACGAGGGTTCTATGGACGGCGTGTACATCGGGGAGGGTACAGTAGTTGACGGAAATGGAGTACTTCTTGATAGACAAACCGGTAACGGCATTATCAATAAAGCTCTGAAAGGAACTATCACGGATGAGGAAGCTTCCCGTATTCATATTTCTCTGTGGGAATTTGTTCCGTTATTGCAATTCCAATCGGGTGTTGGTACTATGGCGTACAGTGATTCTCTTAACCGTGTGGAATATAATGCGAACGGTTTAGAAAAAATACACGTAATCGAAACTCAGGTGGTTGAAAACTATGAAGAAGCCCTTGCATTCTATAAAGATGTCAAGTCCCGTGGGCTTGAGGGTCTTGTACTGAAGAACAAAGAAGGCTACTTCAAATCAACTAACTCCGGTTCTAAGAATCAAGTCAAGATGAAAGCATTACTTGGCGAGGAATACGAAGCCGAGTTTGTAATCACCGGAATTAATCCTGGAAAAGATGGAACTCGTTTTGCTGAAGGTGTCGGCTCCCTTTCTTACGTGTCGGAAGACGGTTTGATCTGTGGAAATGTAGGATCCGGTTTCTCCCATTATCAGCGGGACACTTGGACGCCGGCACATATTGTTGGGAAGATAGCAACCGTGCGTTTTGATGATATGGTA